CTACGATATACTCCTGCACCCCAAGCTTGGCATCGAGGATAGCGTATTGGATGTATGCGTACACGTATTCCTCAAACAGCTTGTTCACGCTAATCTCAGAGTTATCGCCGCCCTCCATGCCATCGCTGACGTACTCAAGGATGCATAGCTCTCCGGCCATGCCGCTGCTGAAGTTGATGACGCCACCCTTCTTGTTGATGCTGAAGGTGGGGTTGGCATTGGCCGTCTCGGTATTGAGGCCATACCGCGCTCCGATAGCCCAATCGAAATACCAGCACCCCTCGTAGAAATACCCCTCCTCGCCGTTGAGGGGGCTGTTCTCGTTGAGGTATATGCTGCGCTTGGTGCCCGCGATACGCTGCACGTCTACCGTCGAGTCTTGGGGCCTTAGAATCTGTCCGTTCTCGTCGAAGAGGATGCGGCAGTCGTTATCCTGTAGGTATGCAGAACTCCAATTCGTCTGGATATTCTCCGTTAACGGTCGAAGGATTCCGTCCTTATATAGGGAAATGCGCACCCAGTTGACATAGTCGGGAGGGAGCACAAAGCGGAGCGTGTCGCAGACGTCGAGCTCGAGAATCTTAATCTCCTTGAGCGAGTCGTAGTTGAGCTCCTGTATAGCCCGCTTGGCATGGAAGAGAATCTTGTAGCGCTCCTCGTTATTTACCAGCGAGTGGTTGCCGCTGTACATCAACAGGAAGTTGTTGACGATATCCTGTAGCGTAACGTATTGGTAGCTGCCCCAGTTGGCATCCTCTGGGCCTTGAGAAGGGGTCTCGAAATGCCCGTTCTCGTAATACTGGTAGTCTGTTATGTATGGCATTACTGTTGGGCTTCTTCTGCGTTAGCGAACTGATAGACGTCGCCCTCGCGGATGCTCATGCCCGCCAACTGCAAGATGCGATATACCAGCCTTGGCTCGTCATCGATAGGCAACTCGAAATCTTGGTAGTCGGGGGCAGAGGCGTTGAAGACGGGCTCCCCGCCGGCGAGCAGCGCGTTGTACGTCCACTTCGGGTCGAAGGGGTAGCGGATGTATTGGGCCTGCACATCGCCTGCGGTATTAAACGTAGCGGGGAAGACAGTGAGGTCGTTAGATTCCACCACGTAAGCGGGGTACTGCGTAGAGGGGGCGGTAAGCAAGGAGTTGTTGAGCATCGTAATGCGGCTGTGACCCACGGCTTCCGCCTCAGCGGAATACGTACCCCCGTTGAGGCATAGCACCTTGTTTAACAGGTAATAGTCGTCACCGGTGGTTGCGAGAGATGGAACGCTGAACGTATTGGGCGGCGCCCCGGGGGTCGTGCTTTGCGCAAGGACGTTGGTGACAGAGAAGATATCGATGGACTCCTGAACGCTCTTGTTCATATCGACGTAATCTGTTCCCGACATGCGGGCGTTCTCCGCATTGATAACCTTATTCAGAAGGGTGAAGTACCCTTCGAAAATCTCTAGCTGAGCCTGCTTAGCGAAGAGGTTGAAGTCAGACGGAGAGACGTATCCGTAGTTGTTCTTATTGAGAACCGACAGTACGGTTTGACGGACTGAATCAATCATTGCCCTAAGATAGAGCCAAACGAAAAAGCCACCCGAAGGTGGCTTTCTCTAGTAGTAAGTGGCGCCGATTAAAAGCCAGAGCCCGGGTAAGGCAAAAGCCTAACCCAATTGTCAGAGTAGTTGCCTTGACACAGGTCTTCAATGCGGTTGCAGAAGTCATCAATACGGACTTTTATCTGGTCAATAGTAGCGTTGTATGGGGACACGGTGTACGCATCCCACGGCTCAATCCATTGGCCATCGGCGGGCTTTGTCTGTGGCTCCATCCACATGTCATAATAACCGTAACCCATTCCATAGAAGAGGGTAAAGTATCGCATGTCTTTCAGTGGGGTCCTAGTTCTGGCACCATCCTGACCCAGAAAAACAACTTCTCCGTTAAAGCAGTTGATGGGCTGATTAAGCTTCAGCGTGTTATCATCTACCACTTCCACCACCCGGTATTCAGGGAGCGGCCAACTAGTTGCGTAACCATTCCCAGAATACCAAAGCTGTAGGTAGTCAGGGGCGGCGTCCTTTTTAGTAAAGGCTGCGGGCTCTAGGTTTACCGATGTGAAGCGAACGAGATATGCCGAGTCGACGTTGGCGGCACGATATGCCACGAGCGTGCAATCTTCAGGATTTCCGACGTCGTCAGTGAGGATGAAACCGTTGTCGTTAATGCCTCCGATAGCGCCATCAAAGGTGACCGTGGTGGTAGTAACCTCGGTAACAAACACATGAGGCACATACCAGTCAGTGTTAAAAACCAAGTCGCCCACCTGAAATACAGTGGTCAAATCAGTACCCACCGAGGTCAGAATGTTTGTCGCAGTGTCATAACTATCTGCGCCCAAGAAATCGTAGCTCGCGTCTGGCAGGTAGTCCGCACCAGTGGTGTATTTAGACTGCTGCTTTTGTCCAAAAAAAAGGTCTGTCATGTCTTAACCTGCGTTAATGTAACCCGAAAAGTCAGTATTAAACAAAACCGGGGGTTGCGAAGGGGGGTAATAAATGGCGGAATCACTTTCGTATGCGTTCCGAATCTGCTCTTGTAGCCACAGCGTGACGTTGTTATCAGTTTGGGGCCCAACTAAGGGCACGTTGAGGTACTGGCGACCCTTCGTCAAGGACGGGGTACCCTGCCTGAAAAACACATATACCCCATCTGTAGTGATGTTCGATTCAACGGAAAGCACGTCTGTGATGTTGAGCAACAAGCATGGCGAATACGGCCCGTCGGTGCCGTCCCAACTCACGTGACCGCCCCAGTAGTCAAGGCGTAAAAATTTCAGCTCAGGATTCATTTTGGTGGGCTTACGTTGTTATCAATACGCGTCACGGCCTCGATAGGAAAATCGAAAGGAATTGGCTGACCGTACATTGGTGCGCCGGGGTTGTTAGCTGCCGTAAAAAGCTTGTTTAGCCAGCTCGTAGTTTGCAGGACTGAAGGTCGAGATGGGTATGCGTCAGGAATCTTTATAAAAAACCTCGAATCGGGGTTAAAACTATCTGCCGGATTACAAACTGACAGGCCGCCAATGAAAAAATTAGACGAGTCTCGGTTGTATTCAAACGCTCCAACCGCCCTCGCCGGAATGTACACGTTGTAGGGCTCCCCACTTAGGGGAGAGTCAACGCGTATTGTCAAAAAGTTCATCATGCGTGTGAAGATACTAAGCCTCGATTAAAACATCGAGAGCCCGGAGGTGGTCGAGGCCCTCGTCGCTGAGGAGGTAGCTGGTGGCCAAAGCCACAGGGTCTTCGCCGAACGGAACGGTGACCAGCTTCTTCTTGTTCTCAGGGCCGTTGAACCAAATCTCGGTCTTGTTGCGGCGGAAAGACAAGAGCTTGTCGTCGAAGAACCTTTGAATCTTAGACTGCAACTTCAAGTCCGGGTCGTTGACTACGCGCATAAAGGTGTGTGGGTCGCGGCGCACATAGATGAGCATATCGCGACGCAACTCCGAGGTGGTAAGCCGAGAGGGGTCGATGCCAAGGAGGATGCGAGAGACGTGCTCCAGAGCTTCGATACTCATGTTCTTGCACTCGACAAGGGCGTCGACCTCAAGGTTAATCTGTTCAACCTCAGCGCCAGCATCGCGCTCCTCGTTGACTTCCTCATACTTGACCCCGTTCATGGGGTGGTAATGAAGGAACTGCTGGAGCACAGGGTTTGATTTTGGAACATGCAAAAATCCATCTTCAAAAACAATGGGCTCTACAATGGCGTTGCCGTCCTGCTCATCCTCGAAAGGACTCTTTTGATTTCGGGCATAACGGAGGGGGCGATTCTCGCCCTTGCTATCATCCCAATACAGGAGGGGTTTGTTGGCTGCCCCGCGACCGGGAATCATGAACGCCAACGGAGTGGCCTTCCGCGTTAAGCGGTACGTTTTGTTTTCCATTCTAGTTTTATTTAAGGGGTGGATATAGGGGGCGCCCAACGCGCCCCCCTATCCGATTAGCAATTAGTCTTCAAACAAGAAGAAGTTGTTCGCTCCCATCGTGCATACGGCACGCTCAGAGAGGAAGTTGACCTCCATCGCGTCGATGTCGTTGGTGGCAGCGCCGCCAGCAGAACCTGTAATCCAAGTCTTATACCGGCGGTCCTCAGTCTCTGAGGCGCGGTAGCGGACGTGGAGGAACGGACGCTTGGCGTTCTTACCGAGCACTTGGTCGTAAACCGTGGTACTTCCAGCGGGAACCATCATGCCGTTGATGCCGCCAGAGGCGAGACCACCGCGCATGGTTGGGTCGTTCAAGTACTTCCAGTCAGACTTGTAGAAGTCGTAACCACGGCGGAAGCCGGTGAAGCCAAGGTTGAGCGCCATCTGCTCGTCGTTGTCGAAGAGACCGTAGCTCGTACCGCCGGCACCGTAGCTGTTCTGAGCAGCCAGCATGTCGTCGATAGAGAACCCGAAGTCGCGGTTGACAAAGATGACGTTCTCCTCAATCGCGCCCTGCTTATCCAAGCGAGAGATGATGGAATCGAAGTCAGCCAGAGCGGCAGGGATACCACCGGACCAGACGTTACCACGGGTTTGAAGGGTATAGAAGATACCGTCAGAGCCCTTTTGCCCGACAGCACCACCGTCGTAATTAGCGCCAGTGGCAGTAGCGGTAGAGGCACCTGAGCCCGCCTCGGCAGGAACAGCCTCCAGCATCGCGGTCTCGAGGTAGTCGTCGAAGCGGAGACGGGTTTCGTGCTCAGACTTCAAGTACCACAAGTATCCGCTCGCACCGTTCTCGGTGGTCACTTCAATCCATCCAATCTGCGCCATGTCGGAGCCATTGACGGCATACCTATCCTTGAGGATAATTGGGCTGCACTCAAACAGGATGTCTTCAGCCTCAAGAGAGCCGGACATGCCAGCGCCGCCCTTGGCGAATTCAGAACCGTAGATGAAGACGGTAACGTCGGAGTTACCTGCTCCTGTACCTGCGGCAACAAGACCTGTGGCCTCGTAGAACGCAACCTCAAAGGTATTTGCGGTCGTGTCTACATCAATTACGATGGCCTTGTTACTGCCAACACCAGTGTTCTGGTCAATCATAACGGTTTGACCGACGCGGATAGCGATGGTGTTGTACGTTCCTGTAGAGCCCGTGGGAGCAAGGTTGTCGTTGACTTGGAACGTAGCCGTATTGGCGCCAAGAGCATCCGCCGTACCCACGTCCGTATACTTGGTGTGGAGACGCCCTTGCTCAGCCCACTTGATGAGGTCAGAGTTGGACGGCATCTCAGCACCTACCATACGTAGGAACGATGAGACGGTACGGTTGCCGTAACGCTCGAACTCCTTCTCGTAAGTATCAGGGAGATACTGGTTGAGGAAGTCGAAGTTGGTGATGTAGTTCGTTTGCAGGGGAACCTGTTCGGAACTAGGTTGGAGTTGAAACCCCGGGTTTGCTTGCACTGAGCCTGCCATGTTTTCTTAAGATTTGTTTCTTGGACTACGAATTTTGAGCCCCCTACCCGAACTGGGCGTGACGGCTCGGACTTTGAATTCCCCCTTCGATACGGCTTGCGGCGTGCTGCGTTCAGACATGTTGATGTTTTTTGTCTTGCGCATAACGTCGTCCACCGCTTCGGCTTTGCCCTGCTCGTAAAAGAACTGGGCGAACTTCTCGGGGTTCATCGCCACAGCCAAAGACTTATGGTATCCCTTGGCGTCCTTGACTAAGCCGCTTTCGTCCAGATACTTGTTTAACCAAGCCTCGGGGGTCTGTTGCAACTTCTTCAATTCACCACGGTCACCGGGAGAATACACGTAGGACTTGTCGTTAAGGTTGAACTCAAAGCCTTTGAACTGTTCACTAAACACCTCTCCAGTCTTTTCATCGAACCACTCCTTCCTGCGCTTCTGCTCCTCGTTGTACGTCTTTGCCTGCTCCACGTATTGCTTATACGATTGATATTCTTCGGAGTCTTCCAGAGACCCGGCACCCCTTGACTCAAGAGGGGCTTGGTATTTCTCCTTCTGCTCTTCGAAGAACTTCCGCGCTTTAGCAACAGCTTTCTTCTTGGCTAATTTAGCCTTTTTAATTTCGGCCTCGTCATCGAGGTCTTCATCAAAACTATACTCCTCCATCATCATGTCCACGTCCTCGGAATCGAGGCCGTCTTCAGTAATCAGGAGGTATTCTTTTAGCAACCCGTCGCCATCGGCTTCGTCAAGGTTGCGGTTCACCTTCATGAAGTCGTCCAGACCGCGACCGGTCTCTTGCTTGTACTTGTAGTACGCCGCTACGTCTTCGGGTAGCTCGGGCGCCTCGGAGCGGGCCTCAGCCAGCTCATCCAAAGAGTTAATCTCCCGACCGTAACGCTCGCTCAAGAACGACCGCACGTCATCCTCGGAGAGCCCGGTAGACTCTTCGACCGCAGTCTCCTCCGGGGCGGGGGCCTCCCCGTTCACCTCGGCCTCGTGCTTGTCTAGCAGCTCCTTCTCTACCTCTTGGACAGACTTAGTCTCTGCGGATACCTCTCTTACTTTAATTTCCATTTATATATAGTTTATCGTGGGCTGAACTCAGCAAGGTCGAAGCCATCGAGGCTGTCCTCGTTGGACTCGAAACTCATAGGCGGCAAGTTATTCTTCCTCTGGTCGATAAGCTTGCTCTGCTCGGTATTTTGTTGACTGATGCGCTTGGACTTGGCGTCCTCACGGCTGTCCTCACGCTTCTGTAGCTGCTGCTCCTGCATACCGTGGAGCTGCATATTGTACTGGAACTCGAGGTCCATGAGCTGGGCCTTGGCCTGAGCCTCGGCACGCATCTTCTCAATCTCAAAAGAAATTTCCGCCTGCTTGACCTGCATCTTGCTCTGCGTCTCCGCCTGAATCTTCTGCATAGCCGTTTGTGCCGCCATCTGCTGGGACTGCATATTGTTCTGCGCCTGCATCTGCTGCTGCTGGAGCTGGAACGTGCGCTCCTCCTCCTGCTTGGCGATACGCTTAATCTTGAGCAGTTGGTTGGCGAGCTTGAGGTTTTTAATCTCGCGGATATCGATAGCGTCCTCGAGGTCGATACCGCCCTTGCTC